GGACGGCGAACCGCTGGACGACCTTGCACACAGCGGCGATGCAGCGACCGACAAAGCAGCACAGGAGAAAGCCGAGATGGCGGACGAACAGAAGGACGGCAAGACGCTGAAAGAGGTGTACAACAGCATGACACCCGAACAGCAGGAGTGCTGCCACGCACTGGTGGGCATGGCCCTGGAAAAGCGTGACGGCGAAGAGACTGACGATGAGGAGGAAGAAACCGTGAAGCAGAACGTATTTGAGAAGGACACGAAGGGCACCGTGCTGAAGCACAGCATCGACGAGATCAACAAGGTGGTGAAGACCGCCAAGACCTGCGGCACCATGAAGGCTGCTTTTGCAAATGCCGGCATTGAGGACAGCGAGGTGAACGCTCTGTGCCACGGCATTGACAACATCGATTGGCTGTTCCCGGAAGATCACCTGCTGGACACCCCGCCCCGCATCATTGACAAGCCCGACGACTGGGTGAGCGTGGTGATGGGCGGCGTGAAGCACATCCCGTTCAGCCGCTTCAAGAGCCTGTTCGCCGACCTGACCGAGGACGATGCACGTGCCAAGGGCTACCTGAAGGGCAACTACAAGACTGAAGAGGTGTTCGGCCTGCTGCGCCGCTCCACCGGCCCGACCACGGTGTACAAGAAGCAGGAGCTGGATCGCGACGACGTGGTAGACATTACCAGCTTTGACGTGGTGGCATGGCTGCGCAACGAGATGCGCTACAAGTTGAACCGTGAGCTGGCACTGGCCTACATTCTGGGTGACGGCCGCATGGCAGCAAGCCGTGACAAGATCGACGAGAACTGCATCCGCCCGGTGTTCAACGATGCCGACCTGTTTACCATCAAGGTGCAGGTGAAGACCACCGGCCTTTCCACCGTGGAGGACAAGTACAAGGCCTTTATCAAGCAGGCCATCCGTGCCCGCAAGGACTACCGCGGCAGCGGCACCCCGACTATGTTTACCACCGAGGATGCCCTGACCGAGATGCTGCTGCTGGAAGACGGCATGGGCCGCCCGCTGTATACGGACGAGGCCGCACTGGCCCGCAAGCTGCGTGTTGCCAAGATCGTGACCATTCCCGAGATGGAAGGCCGCAAGGGTGCCAAGGGCGGTGATCTGGCTGCTGTGATCGTGAACCTGGCCGACTATACCGTGGGTGCCGACAAGGGCGGTGCCGTGAGCATGTTCGATGACTTTGACATCGACTTCAACGCACAGAAGTACCTGATCGAGACCCGCTGCTCCGGCGCACTGACCAGCCCCTACAGCGCTATGGCCATCGAGTGGGCTGCATGAGAGACTCCTTCAGTCTCACAGTCCGCCTGACGGCGGCGCTGTTCGTCAGCTCCCTCATTGAGGAGAGCCTTTTTCAAAGGAAAGGATGATAGAAAATGCTGAACAAGCTCTATGAGCAGGGCAAGGACCTGCACGTTGCAAACTATGTAGCCTATGGCAAGACCGCTGACCACAAGCTGTATGCCGACGAAGGCTATAAGGAGACCGCGACCAAGGCCGAGATCGAGGATGCCTTCGTGAAGGGCCGTCTGGTGATCGTGGAGGGCGCAAACTATCTGGTGCCTGTGGCCTTTGGTGCGACCGGTGTGATTACCGTTGTGGCCGGTGAGACCGTGAAGACCCAGGCATGGGCTGCTTCTGCCGAAAAGTAAGCAGAAAATTCAAAATGGAGTGAAAGTGCTATGAGCAAGTGGTTTGGGAAGCTTGGTTTCGTGGAGACCAAGGAGACAGAGCCGAGTGCTTACTCGGAAATCGTGACAGAGCGTGACTGTTACGGCGACCTTGTGCGGAACACCCGCAGGCTGCAGTCCGGTGACAAGGTGAACGACGATATCAGCCTTGCGAACACGTTAAGCGTCATCGCTGACCCGTATGTTCAGGAGCACTTTTGCAATCTGCGGTATGTGACGCTTTACGGCGGAAAATGGAAGGTGACGGACGCGAGCGTGGAGTACCCGCGCATCGTGCTGACGCTGGGAGGGTTATGGCATGGCAACGAAACTGAGTGAAAGACGCTCCGGGCTGGATGCGCTTTTGCGCAGCATCGTGAAACAGCGGTGCGGCAGCGAAAACGTGTACTACCAGCCGCCTGCAAACCTGCGGATGAAATACCCTTGTATCTGCTACAAGCTGGAAAAGATCTGCAGCCCGAAGGCTGATGACCGCGTATACCGCCAGACCTTCCATTATTCTGTTACCGTGATCGACACGAAACCGGACAGCGAAATGACGGCGGCCATGGGTTTGCTTGCAAAGGCTTCTCATGACAGCCATTTTATTTCGGACAACTTATACCACGACGTATTCAGCGTGTGGTACTGATACCTATTTATAAAGGAGGACAAAACCTATGGCAAAACTGAATTGGGACGTTGACGGTACCCGCAAGTTCCACGCCGGTGTTTCGCACGGCGTGGTTTACCCCAAGGCCGATGGCGAGGGCTACGACAATGGCGCTGCATGGAACGGCCTGACCGGCGTGACGGAAAGCCCCAGCGGCGCAGAACCTACCGACCTGTGGGCCGACAACATGAAGTACGCCCGCCTGATCTCCGGCGAGGACTATGGCTTTACCATTGAATCCTATATGTACCCGCCCGAGTTTGAGCCCTGCGACGGTCTGGGCAGTCCTGTGAAGGGCGTGCGCATCGGCCAGCAGAAGCGCAAGGCATTCGGCTTTACATGGCAGACCAAGGTGGGCACCGATCAGGACCCCGATGCCGGTTACATCATTCATGTGGTGTGGAATGCGACCGCAAAGCCTGCTGAGAAGAGCCACGAGACTATGAACGACAGCCCGGACGCCGAGACCTTCAGCTGGGAGTGCGATACCGTGCCTGTGAACATTGCAGACCTGAAGGCTGCGGCGGTGGCAGAGTTTGACAGCACTGAGCTGACCGCAAAGCAGATGAAGGCCGTGGAAGACCTGCTGTACGGCACCGACAGCGAGGAGGCAAAGCTGCCCACCCCGGACGAGCTGCTCGCTGCAGTAAAGGCTGCTGTGTAAAAACGCCCTCTCAGCGCGCAGTCCAGCATTTGCCGGCGCTGCTTGTAGCTCTCCCGAAGGGGCGAGCTTTGCTGAGAGGAAAAATCAAAATGAACCAATAAGGAGAGATTAAGATGCTGAAAAAGACCATTTCCTATACCGACTATGACGGCAATCAGCGCACCGAGGACTTCTACTTCAACCTGTCGAAGGCGGAGATCACCGAGATGGAGCTGAGCATGGAGGGCGGCATGCGTGCCTACATCAAGAGGATCATTGCAGCGAAGAGCCAGCTGGAGCTGGTGAAGCTGTTCAAGGATGTGGTGCTGAAGAGCTACGGCAAGAAGAGTGCGGACGGCCGCCTGTTCATGAAGAACGACACCATCAGTGCCGAGTTTGAGGCACATCCGGCCTACAGCATGATCTATATGGAACTGGTGACGGACGAGGCCAAGGCCAGTGCCTTTATGAACGGCATTATGCCCGCCGACGCGTCGAGCCAGAACCCGGCTATGAAGATGGCCGCAACAGCAAGCGCTGCGCCTGCACTGAGCGTGGCATCGGAACAGGGCTGAGTAACCCTCTCATCGTCACAGTTCGCTTGCGCGAAGCTATGACGGAGCTCTCCCGAAGGGCGAGCTTTGTTTAGAAAAAAATATTTTGCCGCTTTGGCGGAGAGAGGCTGCGCCGGGAAATTTCCGGGCAGCCTTTATTTTTTTTTGTCTGAAAAGACACGCATTTAAGAGCACAGGGGGAGTGAAAGAATGCTGGAGCTGCATATTCCCGGCGAAGAACGCTGGGATGAGCGAACAAACATGTTCGTATACGACGAGCCGGTAACTTTGAGGTTGGAATACAGCCTGCTCTCCCTGTCTAAATGGGAAAGCAAGTGGCACAAGCCGTACTTGGACGAAAACGTGAAGAAAACGCGTGAAGAAACGCTGGATTTCGTCCGATGCATGACCCTGACAAAGGGCGTGGACCCGACCGTATACACAAGACTACAGCGGGAAGACTGGCTGGCCATTCAACGATATATGAGCGACCCGATGACGGCCGCGACCTTTAAAGACCGCAAAGGCGGCAAGAAGCGCGCACGCTACCAGACGGCAGACCTGTTTTATGCCGCCATGGCAAGCTACGGCATCCCGTTCGAGTGCGAAAAGTGGCACCTGAACCGGCTTTTGGCACTGATCCGGGCCTGCGGGGAAGAGAACCTGCCGCCCGAGAAGATGGGCAGACACGAGCAGGCGGCGCACATCCGGGCGCTGAATGCACAGCGAAGGGCGAAGTTTCACTCGAGGGGGTAAGAGCTTTTGAGCAAGGTAATTGAGATCCGGCAGAAAGGCGACTTTAAGAAAAGCCTGACCTTTTTCAGCCACATCAAGAGCTGGAGCGTGCGGCCGATCCTTGAGAAATACGGAAAGCTGGGTGTAGAGCGGCTTGCAGATGCCACCCCGAAAGCCACCGGAAAGACAGCGGCAAGCTGGAGCTACGAAATCAAAATGGACAAGAGCGGTGCTACGCTGTGTTGGAAGAACTCCAACATTGTGGACGGAGTGCCCATTGCGGTGATCTTACAATACGGACACGGCACAAGAAACGGGGCCTATGTGCAGGGGGTAGATTATATTAACCCTGCCCTGGCTCCGATTTTTTCTGCTCTGGCCGATGAACTGTGGAAGGAGGTAAAGAGACTGTGAGCCAGGAAGTGGACGAGCGCGTAGTAGAAATGCGGTTTGACAATGCGCAGTTTGAAAAGAATGTGCGCCAGACCATGCAGAGCATTGAAAAGCTGAACGACAGCTTACGACTGGACGGCGCGGAAAAGGGCTTTGAAAAGATCAGCGATGCATCGGCCAAAGTGGACTTTGACGAGATGCAGGGCGCGCTGGACAACCTGAGTGGAAAGTTTTCGGCCGTGGAAGTGATGGGCGTTGCAGCCCTGAGCCACATTACAAGGCAGGCCGTGAACACCGGTGAAAAACTGGTAAAGAGCCTTTCCCTCGATCAGGTGACGAGCGGCTGGAACAAGTATGCTCAGAAGACCGCCAGCGTGCAGACAATCATGAACGCAACGGGTAAGAGCATTGCAAAGGTGAACGGCTACCTTAGCAAGCTGATGTGGTTTTCGGACGAGACAAGCTACAGCTTTACCGACATGACACAATCCCTTGGACAGCTTACAGCGTCCGGCGGCGACATTGAGAAAGTTATCCCGATGATCATGGGCATGGCAAACGCCACGGCCTATGCAGGCAAGGGTGCAAGCGAGTTCTCCCGCGTGATCTATAACCTGAACCAGAGTTACAGTCAGGGTTATCTGAGCCTGATGGACTGGAAATCGGTAGAGCTTGCGGGCGTGGCAACTGCTGAGCTGAAAAAACAGATCATCGAAACCGGTGTAGAGCTTGGCAAGATCAAAGAAGGCGATGTGACGGTTGGCACGTTCAGCTCAACGCTATCGACAAAATGGGCTGACAAAGAGGTGATGGAGACCGCCTTTGGCAAGTTTGCCGAGTTCAGCGAAGCCGTGAAGAAGATGGTGGACGCGAACCCCGGTATGCTGGCATCGCAGGCCATTGATGCCCTAGCTGACCAGTACGACGAAGTGACCGTGAAGGCCTTTAAGGCGGCACAGGAGGCAAAGAGCTTCAGCGAAGCGGTGGACGCCACGAAGGACGCTGTGAGCAGCGGCTGGATGGAGACCTTTGATATCCTGTTTGGCAACTACGAGGAAGCAAAGGGATTCTGGAGCGATCTGGCGGAAGAGTTCTGGAACATGTTCGCAGGCGGTGCGGCCGGGCGGAACAACTGGCTGAAGAATGCCTTTGACTCCGGCCTTGACCAGCTGCTGGGAACGGAAGGCTTTGGTGAAGCCGGAGACAACTACACAAACCTTTTGCAGAAAGCACTGGTGAATCAGGGCCTGCTGAGCGAGGAAGGCATTGAAGAGGCGGGTAGTTTCCAGAAGGCGTTGGAAGAAAGCTGTGTGACAGCCCAGCAGCTGTACGAAGTGCTTGGAGAGGCGGCCGAGTATTACCATCAGCGTGCCGCCATGAGCGACGAAGAGCTGGATAAGCTGGGGTTTGACCGGGACAAGGTGGACGCGCTGGCAAATGCCTACGACTCCATGGCGGAGAAAATTCAAAATGGCAGCGTGAACCTGGACGACCTTGCAGGCAAGATGAACCAGCTGAGCGGCCGGGAGCACTTTTTTAACGGCATCCTGAACGTGCTGGAAGGCATCAACAGCGTATTGAGCCCGATCCGGGACGGATTCGGTGACGTGTTCATGACCGACGGAAGCCCGTTGTACAACTTCCTGAAGGGATTTGACGAGCTGACCGGGAAAATGGCGCTGAGCGAAGAAACTGCGGAAAAGGTGCAGAAAGTATTTACCGGCGTATTCCGGGTGTTGAGCATCGGGCTGAAGGGCGTGAAAACGGTTGGCAAGACCGCTTTTATGATCCTTGAAAAGCTGCTGGATCTGCTGAGCCCGATGGGTGACCTTTTGCTGAACATCGGAAGTTACATCGGCAATCTGCTGACATGGGTGGACGAAAGCCTTGGACAGGCAGAGAGTCTTAGTGACGTGCTGGGCATCCTTGTGGGTGCTGTTGCGGCGCTGGTGAGCCCCATTGCGGACGTGGTGAAGGGCGTGAAGGCCCTTGTGCGCGGCGGAAACATGGAGGAGGCAAAGAAGCAGTTCGGCGCATTCGGCACCGTGGTGGATGCTGTGGGCAGTGTGCTGGACAAATTCAAAATAGACAGTGTTTCGGCAGGAAACGTCATCGGTACGGCGTTCCAGCTGCTGGGCGGCATTCTGCTGGGAGCCTTTGAGGGTGTGGGCGCACTGATCGGCCGTGCATTCAACGGGTTCAAGGGTGCCGGGGACACGGTGAGCGAGTTTGCCGACAGCAAGGTACCGCTGCTGGAGAACATCCGGGACGTGGTACTGAGCCTGCCGGAGAAGGCAGAAAAGGCGCTGGCAGACTTTGGCGGAACGCTGACCGGCATCATGAGCAACATCAGCGGTGCGTGCAGGAATGCGCTCAGCGCGGTGAAGGATTTCTTCAACCTGCAGGACGGCGTGGACATTTACCGGCTGCTGGCGCTGATTGACGTAGGCGCACTGGCGGCAGCAATCTACGGTGCAACGGTGCTGCTGAAGAAGGCAAGCGACAACTTCAAGAAAACGCTGGCGAATCCCATCGGCAATTTCTTTAACAGCCTGACGGGTGCCGTGAACACCTGGACAAAGGCAAACACCACGAACAACCTTGCCACCGCAGCGAAGGCCATTGCAACGGCTGTGGCGTTAATCAGCGGGAGCATGTATCTGCTGGCGAAGATCGACGACCCGACGCGGGCGGTGCAGGCTTTGGCCAGCGTGATCTCGGAATTGTTCAGCATGGTGGTGGCACTGAAAGTGCTGGCAGCCACCGACCTGACAGGCCTTGACACGGCAAAACTGATCGGGACCATTACGGCCATCAGCATCGGGATGGGCTTGCTGGCCGCCGCATTTGCCAAAATGGGCAGTATGCATACCTATCAGGTTGAGAATGGCATGAGCGCCATCAGCAGGGTGGCAAGTGTACTGATGGGCATGGTGGGAATGCTGACCGTGTTCAATACCTATGGCGACGGGGCAAAGGGCTCCGGTGCATTTATTGCAGCTGCGGCGGCAATAGACATCATGATACTTGCCGTTGAAAAGATCGGCGGAATGCATACCTATCAGGTAGAAAACGGTGTGAAAGCTATTAGCGCAATGGCGGTCGCGATGAGTGTTCTCCTGGTGGCGGCTGGCGCGGCACAGAACCTTGCCGGAAAAGCGGACGTAAGTACCCTTGATAAAATCATCAAGTATCTGGTGAAGCTGGGCGGAATGCTGGTTGCCATCAATGCAATGGGCGCTGCTTTGCTTATGGCGGCAGGGGCTGTGGCAATCTTTGCAAGCCTTGGTGACCATATGATGGACGGTATCCGGGGCGCAGGGCTGGTAGTGAGCGGCATTGCGGCATTGCTGGTGCTGATGGCGAACACGAAGGTGAACCCCCTGCGGATGAAAAAGGGTGCAGAGAGCATGGTGATTGCCAGTGCTTCGCTGCTGGTGATGGCGGCTGCGGTAAAGCAGATGGGCAAAGCCATGGAGACGGACACCGGCGGCGCTGGCATGGCCGGCGTGAGCTTAATGCTGATCGGGCTGGCAGGTGCACTGTATCTGCTTGGCAAGCGGGCACCCGAGAGCACAGCTGCGGCGGTGGCAATGGTGGCCATGGGCGCGGCAATGATCGAAATGGCACTGGCCATCAAAATGCTGGCGGATGTGGACTTTGCAGATATCGCAAAGAGCGTGTTCAGCCTCGCAGCAGCACTTGGCGTACTGATCGCAGGATGCTGGGGGCTGGGATTTGTTTCCGCAAATCTGGCATCTACAGCCGGTGCCTGCCTGATGCTGGCCACTGCACTGTTGATCCTGACACCGGCCTTTAAGGGACTGGCCAGTCTGACGGCAGGAGAAGCCTTTGCAGGAGTGATCGGAACCATTGGCATTATGCTGGGTTTGTTTGCCATTGGTGCCATTACACCGGTGGCGGCAGGCATGGTGGTATTTTCGGCATGTCTTATCAGCCTTGGCAAAGCCTTCAGTGCATTTGCGGGCGGCATTATCAAGCTGAGCATTGCCGCGGCGATCCTGACAGTGCTGAGTGCATTTGCAGGACCGCTGCGCGAGGTGATCGTGAATGCAGCAGACGACATTGAAGCGGCACTGACAGCCATCCTGACAGCCATCTGCAATACCATCAATAACTGCGCGGAGCCGATCGGTGCGGCACTGCTGACCCTTTGCAAAGTGCTGATCCAGACCGTGATCGACCTGATCGGCTGGGCGTGGGATGGAAACGGAGAAGGCGGAGGTATCAAAGCGGCGCTGGATGATCTGTGGGAACAGTTGAAAGCATGGGTTGGCGAAAAAGGCAGTGAAGTGAACAAGCTGGTGAACCCGCTGGACCCCACCAGCTGGGTGGACACCTTTACTGCGAAAGACCGTGCGTTTGGCGCGATCCTGAATGGCATCACCGCTCCGTTTCTTGCGCCGTTCGGGACGAGTCTGGACGAGATCGGCAACCGGATTGAGAACAGCATGTCGGACAGCAAGCAGGCTGTACAGGACACCACGAAAGCGCTGGAAGAAAACCAGAAGCAGGTGGATGGCAGTGCTGCTACAATGCAAAAAGCAAACGAGCAGACGGAGAAAGCCACTGCAGCAACAAACGTCATGACCATTGCCCAGAAGAAGAACACGGACGGGCTGATCGCACTGACGACCGAGACCGGTGAAGTGAAGTACGTTACCGAGAATATGGCCAGAGCCATGCTGAACGGCGAAGCGGCCATGACCGATGCAGCAAATGCGTCCGGCACAGCGGCAGGGGTCATCAGCGGAAATGCGGCGAACGTGAACACCAGCATGACCGCCATCAAGGCGAAGACCGGTGAAGTGAATGAGACGGTGCAGACTACTACAGCGAAAGCTGTGGAGCAGGCGCAGGAAAGCACCGAAACCAGTGGCGGAAACCTTGGAGAGTGGCTGTACAACGGGTTTATCAGCAAGATCGAAGCGTGGTTCCCAGGTGCAACCGATAAAATTCAAAATGCCATCAACAGTGCGGTGAGCGGCGTGCAGATACCGAAGGTACCGGGCGTCGAGAATGCTGTGCCGAATATTGTCAATGGCACGAAAGAGCTGTGGAAGGGTCTTGGCGGCAAGACCGGACTGACTGCCGAAGACCTTGACGCGGATATAAAGAAGGACCCGAAGGATGCCAAGAATCCGACAGGCAGCAGCGGCAAGACCACAAGATCCTCCGGCTCCGGCACGAAGAAGACCGTAGCCCAGCAGATCGAGGAAAAGTACAAGACGAAGCTGGAAGCGAACAAGACGGCCCGGGAAGTGCTGGACAGTGAGTACGAGCTGTGGCAGACCGAGAACCAGTACAGTGCGGACGAGGACACGCTGCTGGCGAAGAAGATGGAGAACGCGGCGGCGGAGATCGCGAACCAGACAGACCGGGTGGCCATTGCACAGGCGAAGTACGACGAAATGCTGAAGCGCTGGGGCGCAGACAAGACCGAGACCAAGGAAGCCTACGCCAGCCTGCTGAGCGAAAAAACCAGCCTTGCAAAATTGCAGGCAGACCAGTACACCGGCCTGTTTGAGGACATCACGAAGCGGTATGACACCGATCTTGACACGCTGGAAAAGGAGTACAACCTCTGGACGGCCCAGAACGACAGCACGGCCTCGAAGCTGGACAAGATCGACCGGGAGACCGAGTACCAGAAGAACGAACTGGAGCTGAAGCAGAAGAAGGAAGCCAAGGCGAAAGAGCAGTGGGAGACTCTGCGGAAGGAATACGGCGAAAGTGACCTGCGCACAAAAGAGGCCTGGAACGACTATCTGGATGCACAGACCGAGAGCCTGCAGCTTCAAAATGACATTGCAAAGCAGTCGCTGAACAAGCTGGATGCGCAGCTTTCCATCATCAAGGACGAACAGAGCCGGATGCAGAACCGGATGGACCTGCTGACCAGCATCTACGGCGATGGCAGCCTGAAGGACCGGGAGGACGCCTACAAGCAGGCGGTGGAGCAGTACGGCGAAAACAGCGCTGAGGCAAGAAAAGCAAAGTATCAGGGCATTACCACCAGCATCCTCGGCACAGTGGAGGCACTGCAGAACATGAATGCCGAGCTGGAAAAGACCCGGCTCATCCAGCAGCAGCTGGCGGACGGCAAAGACCTGAATGGCAATCCGCTGAGCAAAGACGATGTGAACGACCTGAAGGATCAGCTGCTCTCCTCCCGCAGTTCTATGGTGAGCTTTGCAGGGGCACTGGCAGATGCCATGAATCTGGACGACAGCGCCAAGAGCGCAGTGATAAAGCTTGCCAATGCCATCCAGAAGAACTGGGTGCCCATCAGCAATGCCTTTACTGAGGTATGGAAGAAAGCTTCCGAAGCCATGGGCGAAGAGATGAGCGGGACACTGGAACGGGTGTTCGGTGCGGCATTCAGCGAGGAAGGCATGGAGATCGGGACGGAATTCGTCTCGGCCATTGCATCTGCCATGCAGGGAGACTACGCCGGTGCCATCATTTCGGCGGCAACGGGACTGATCGATCTGCTGTTTACGGACACCGGAAAGAAGCTGACCGGCGGGGCAGGTGACATGCTGCTGAAGCTGTTTTCCGGAATTCAAAATGGAGACCTTGCGGGAAAGCTTGCCAACATCGGGACAGCCACGGCAAATGTCGGCAATTCCCTGAGCGGACTGCTGCCCATGCTGGGACAGCTGGGAACGACAGGAGCCGGTGCAGGGATGGCTGTTGGCGGTATTGGTGAGGCGCTTGGAGGACTGGGAACGGCCATCATGTCGGCATTGCCGGAGCTGCTGATCGTAGTGGGCGTACTTGCGGCCATTGCGGCGGTGATCGGCGGCATTGCATGGTTCGTGAGCAATCGCAAAAACCAGAACCGTGAGACCCACGTGGCGAAGGACATCGGTTCGGAGATCGACAAGGGCATCAGCGATGGCGTGAAGGAAGATGCACCGCTCATTGACGATGCGGTGGACGATGTGACGCAGAATGCAATGGACATTGCGAAGGGCACGCTTGGCACCATCAGCAAGGTGATGGGGGACGATTACGACTACACGCCGCAGATCGTACCGGTCGTGGACCTGACGAACGTGCTGGAAGGGGCCGACGAGATCGACAATGCCTTTGCTTCCACCAGAAGTCTGAGTCTGGACGGCGACATCAGCCGGAACCTTGCGAACCAGATCGATGCGGAAGTACAGCTTCAAAATGGAGTGAAAAACAAAGGAAACGACGACACACTGAACGCCATCAACGGCCTTGCCGGGCACATGGACGGCATCGTGGACAGCATCCGCGGCATGAAGATGACCATTGACGGAAGGAAGACCATCGGATACATCGACAACCGGATGGGGCAGATCGCCGCAGCGAAGGTGAGGTGAGAAGATGGGAATTGTCAAAGACCTGACCGTTGGCCAGACCCTGAAGGTGTACGAGGACGGCACGGCGGTAGAATTTATCGTAGCGCAGCATGACTACGAGAAAGATCTGAACGGCAAGGGAAAGACCATGCTGATGCGGACGAATCTCCTGCCGGACAACGTTGGATGGGGCAGTAAAAATGCAGATGTTTCGTGGGAAAATGAGCCCACCCTGCGCAACTGGCTTGAAAACACCTACGCGAAGCGTCTGAGTGAAGCTGCCCTGAAAACGATCGTACCTGTGACGATCCGATACAGCTACGGCTCCAACAGCAGCGGCACGCTGAAGGATCAGAGATTCTTTATCCCGACAGCGGACGAGTTCAATCAGCTTCCGGGAGGGAAAACGTTCTGGGAGCGCTCCTTCAGCGGCGGCAGGGAAAACGCCACCGTGAATGCAAACGGCTGGGATGTATACGACATCTGGCATTACAGCTTTGCCTGCCGAAATGCAAAAACCGGCGATGACCCCTCGAACTCTGAAAATAAGAATTGCTGGGGATACATCGAGGGTGTCGGCGTCAGGCGCGGCCAAGGCGCAGACCCCGGTGACCCGGGACACATCACGACCTATTGGTTCACGGGCTACAATGCAACATCCATAGCGGGTGCACTGGTATGTTTCTGCGTGGATGAAAACGCTACGGTGGACGACAAGGGTGCCCTGACCAGCAACAAAGCACCGGAGATCAAAAGCAACTACTTCGGCAAGGATGGCTTATACGGACGGTGGAAGGGATCGGGGTTCCTGTATAAGATCTCTGACCCGGAAGAAGAAACCGTGACTGTGACCGAGAAGATCGACGGCGTGGTTCATAAGACGTTCACGGCAATTCAAAATGGTGTATATCGCTTTGAACTGTCGGATGATATGCTGAACAGCTTTGAAAAGAACACCGCCCATACGCTGACCGTGGAAGCCACAGACGGAACGACCACCACTGTAAAGAGCTGCAAAGTGAAGCACATCCGATCTCCCGGCTACGTGGTGTATATCGGGCAGATCAAGGGCACTGCGGACGGACAGAGCTACTACTGGACCGAACGGAACATTCTGGATGATCCTTACGATGAGAAGGCCGCCTTTATCCTTGATCCGGAGCTGACACTGGAAGCAAACGACATCTGCTCGTTCACCTTTACGGTGCCGGTCTCGAACCCGTACTATGACAAGCTGATGCTGAAAAAACCGGTGGTCAGCGTGGAAGAGGACGGACACGAGATCTTTATGGGCTACATCACCGAGCTGAGCACGAACTTCAACCTCGATATCGATGTGGCCTGTGTGAGTGAGCTTGGATATCTTCAGGAACGGCAGTGCCAGGTGAAAAACCAGTTCTACACGGTGGAAGAGCTTGTGAAGCTGGCCCTTGCTGTGGAGGACGACCCTGCGGAGCACAGCGGATTCAAGGCGGAAGGCAAGGTGTTCCTGCCAGGAAGCATCACGGTGAAAAAGCCGGAGAGCGATACGGACAAGGAAACGGCCAGCGTAGGCGACTGCTGGGACGTGCTGACGAGCAATGTTGTGGGAAAATACGGAGGTTATCTGCGGCTGCACAAAGAAATCAAAATGATGGACGGGGTGCGGGTCTACACGAGATATCTGGACTGTGTGGCAAAGCTGAACGACAAGACCGATCAGGTGATAAGACTGGGGGATAACCTGCTGGACATCTCCTATTATCTCAAGGACAACGGCATTGTGAACTCGGTGAAGGCCATCGGCTGGGCAAGTTGGAAGGAAGGCTTTCTGTTCTGGGAGACGACCCATACACAGCAGCTCACGGCAGAGGCTTACAATGGGGAATCCATCAAGAAATACGGCCTATGTCAGAAAACCATCACGGTGGAAGGAACGTCTTCTTCAACGGACAGCCTTTACGAAAAAGCAAAGGACGAGCTGAAAAAGTATGGCGGGTCCGGGTTCAGCGGGAGCCTGCAGATCGGCGCAGCAGACCTTGCGGATATTGGCGTGGATACCGACCGACTGGATTTCCTGAAGGAGACCTACGTGATCTCGGAACCCCACGGCATAGAAAACTGGCTGCCCTGCACGAAGGAAGTAATCCCGTTGCATGAACTGGACGAAAAAGACTTTACCTTTGGCGAGATGACATCGAAGCTTTCGTCTTTACAGGCGGCAAACTTTGGCACGGCAGGCAAGGCGTGGAATGCCATTCAATCGACCATCGGATACCTGAACACCAAGTGAGGAGGCCCCATGTACCATTCTCTTATTATAAATGTGGACGATGACTACATCGACACCTGGGATGATTGGAAACTGATCCCTTCCTCCCGGCCGGTGATCGCGCCGCCCATTGAGCGGACAAAGTTTGTGACTGTGCCGGGCAGAGACGGCTCACTGGATTACAGTCAGACCGTGCCGAAGCGGGCGACCTTCGATGACCGTACCGGAAAGATCGAATTCTACCTTGAGAACGACTACGAGGGCTGGGACTGACCGCATACACTACCATCTGCGAACGCCTGAAGGGCAAGCGGGTGCGGTTTGCACTGGAGGACAACCCCAGCCACTACTACGAGGGTCTTTTGTGGGTGAGCCAGTTCAAGAGCGACAAGGGGCACTC